TTCAAAACCTGGCCCCGAGCCAAAACTCACAGGTGCAATTGTGGAGGAGACTATCCTAGAGGCCGACCTAGATAACGATGGCGTTATCGAAAAGGCAGAGCTTGAAGCATGGCTGCAAGAAAGCGAAAGCGAGCAGCCCTGAACTGAAAGCAAGAGATAAAATATGCCCGTAAGAAAGGTTAAAGGCGGATATAAGTGGGGTAAATCTGGAAAGGTTTACACGACTAAGAAAGAAGCTGAAAAACAAGCTCGAGCTATCTACGCAAGTGGGTACAAGAAGAAAAAACGTGGCGGCAAAAAGAAAAAGCGTTAAGAAAAAAGATTCTCGCATTAAGAGAGCAGGTGTATCTGGTTATAATAAACCAAAGCGTACTCCTGGGCACCCGAAGAAATCCCATATCGTTGTAGCAAAGGTTGGCACAAAAGTCAAAACTATTCGTTTTGGACAGCAAGGTGCTAAAACTGCTGGTAAGCCAAAGAAAGGCGAGTCAGAAGCAATGAAAAAGAAGCGTGCTTCTTTTAAAGCTCGACATGCAAAAAATATTGCAAAGGGTAAGATGAGCGCAGCTTATTGGGCCGATAAGGTGAAATGGTAATGATAGGAAGCTACTCTTTAGATATTGCTCGTAAAGCTGAAAGAGATTATACATTTGAACATAAATTTGGGGCAAACCCTAATCTTACTTCTGGTACTCAAACTGTTTGGACCGAAGGAGGCGATTACCCTTGGAGTGCTTTAGACTCTTCTCAAATTCTCTATCTTAAAAGTTCTGCTGCCGATACAGGGTCTTTAACTGTATATGGACTTGATAACAATTATATACTTCAAGAAGAAACAGTCACACTGACAGGTACAACTGCAGTTGCTACGCAAAATACTTTTAAGCGTATTTACCGTATGATTTATAGTGATAGTGCTGTAAACGCGGGCACAATTACAGCTCATACCGTATCAGGTTCAGGAACAGTAGTTGGACACATGGAAGCAGAAACTTCTCAAACACTTATGTGTGTTTATACTGTTCCTGCAAATACTCGCGCGTATTTAACACAGTTTACTGCCGGTATTGGTAAGGGCGGAGACGCTGAGTTCCAACTCTTTATTAGAGATTTTGGAGCAGCTTTTAGGATTAGAGCGCAAATAGAGCTTTATCAAACAACTTTTACTCAGACATACTCAGTACCTTTCTATCTGCCCCCTAAAATGGATATAGACCTTCGAGCAACAACCTCCGGCAATAACTTTCCAGCCACTGGCTCATTTGATTTAATATTAGACCCAATTTAATAGGAGAATATTTTGGAAGACAAAACACGAAATGAAGTACAAGTAGACTTAGATAAATATAACGCTCTTCTAGAACGTATAGATGAGTTAGAAGACGCAGCTGCAGCAGAGCCTGCACCCGCAGCACCAGAAGCTCGTTTTCAAAAAATCAAAGACTTAGCTGCTGCAATTGACTCTTGGCGTATTTTTCCCAGAATCTTTATCAGTACATATATTTACTTACTCTACTCTAGCTCAACCTGGTTTATGGCTCTTGAAGCGCCTACAATGGAGCAAGCAGGGTTAATTTCAGTAATTGTAGGAGCAGGCGCTGCTTGGTTTGGGCTGTACGCAAATAGCGGAAAGAAGGAATAGTAAATGGCAAGGTCTAGAGATTTAGCGGATAGTGGTGTAGTAATTAACGCGCTAGACTCTGTTACGTCTAACGTACAAACCCAGTTAGACGGAAAGCAGGCTTTTGATACAAATCTTACAAGTTTTGTAACTGCGTTCACGCTTCCAACGACAGACGGAAGCAACGGGCAGGTATTGTCTACAGATGGAGCCGGAAGTCTTTCTTTTGTAGATGGCTCAGATCCTAATGCTCTTACTTCATCTGATATTGGTGTTACTGTACAAGATTATGATCTTAATCTTACAGATTTTGTAACTACTTTTACTCTTCCGATTATTGATGGCACTTCAGGCCAAGTACTAGCTACAGATGGGGCGGGAACTCTTTCTTTTGTGGATGCAGGAACTTCTCCCTCTCCTTCTCCCTCTCCTTCTCCCTCTCCTTCTCCCTCTTCTTGGGTTTTTCAGGGCAGCAGCCACGGGTATAATAGTGGGGGCTTTATAAATCCGCCCACCGGTTTATTTACTCAAGATAACGTATTCAAATTTCCTTTTGCGAATTCTCCAACTACTTCAAGTACTGTAGGAAGCTTAAGTGTACGAAGGTACTACGTTTCTGGTAATAACTCTAAAGAAAATTCTTATGCTTCTGGAGGTCGTGCTCCCTCTCTGTCACCTCGATATTCTAATGTGATAGATAAGTTTCCTTTTGCTTCTGATGGAAGTGCTACTGATGTAGGTAACTTAACTCGACTGATGGAAGGAGGTGCAGGCCAGTCTTCTGAAACAGATGGGTACCAGTCTGGAGGCTACGGACCTACATACCATATCGACATACAAAAGTTTCCTTTTGCAACAGATGCAAATGCTACTGATGTAGCCGACTTATCTCCTACTACAAGAGGTTATTCTTCTGCACAGTCATCCACTACACATGGGTACATTTCCGGAGGGGCTCCAGGTACTATCAATATTATAGAAAAATTTCCTTTTGCAACAGATGCAAATGCTACTGACGTAGGAGACCTTGCAATATTTGGAGGATTTGGAGCTGGACAGTCCTCTGAAACTAATGGGTATCACTCGGGCGGGACATATTCTGGTGTATATAGAGATCATATACAGAAATTTCCTTTTGCAACGGATGAAAATGCTACAGATATTGCAAATTTAACAGTTTCTAGGTACGGTATTGCAGGGCAGTCCTCCACAACCCATGGATATGGTTCTGGAGGTAGAAATGCCTCTGTCCTTTCAAGTAATATTATAGAAAGATTTTCTTTTTCTTCAGATACAAATGCTACTGACGAAGGAAACCTGATATCTGCAAGATCGGCGTCAGCTGGAACTCATATTTAAAGGATTAAAAATGGCAGTACAAGTTAGTCGAAGGGACGTTCCTTCTACAGAAATACAAGACCTACAATCTGATCACAGGTTTATCAAACTACCTGTAAGTCCTTATTTGGAATTACTGGGAATTGATCCTCTACCATCACAAGTAGCGCTTATAAATGCAATTAATAATCCAAAGTATCGTTTTGTATCTGCCGCTCTTTCTAGGCGGCAGGGCAAAACTTACATTGCAAATATTATAGGGCAGTTGATCTCACTCGTTCCGGGGTCGAACATACTTATTATGTCCCCCAACTACTCCCTTTCCCAAATTTCTTTTGATCTGCAAAGAAACCTCATCAAACACTTTGACTTAGAAGTTACCCGAGATAACGCAAAAGATAAGGTTATTGAAATTTCGAATGGATCAACTGTGCGAATGGGTTCAGTAAATCAAGTAGACTCTTCTGTAGGACGTTCTTACGATCTTATTATTTTTGACGAAGCCGCACTTACAGACGGAGAAGAAGCTTTTAACGTCTCTCTTCGTCCTACGCTAGATAAAGATAATTCAAAGGCAATTTTTATCTCTACTCCACGAGGTAAAAACAATTGGTTTGCAAAATTCTTTGATCGAGGTTTCTCAGATGAGTTTCCTGAGTGGTGTAGTATAAAAGCTACTTATAAAGATAACCCTCGTATGAGCCAACACGACGTAGACGAAGCTAAAAAGTCAATGAGCGAGTCAGAATTTAAACAAGAATACGAAGCTGACTTTAATACATATGAAGGACAGATTTGGAACTTTAATGCAGAAGAATGTGTTGCGGATCTTTCTGAGCTAGATACTACAGGCATGGATATTATAGGGGGGCTCGATGTAGGCTTTCGAGACCCTACAGCTTTCTGTGTAATTGCGTATGATTGGGACTCTGGTAAATACTATGTTTTAAATGAATACTACGACTCAGAGAAAACTACTGAGAAACACGCAGAAGAAATTCGAGAGCATATTCAGAGGTACAATATAGATTATATTTACATAGATTCTGCAGCAGCACAAACTCGATTTGATTTTGCACAGAATTATGATATTAGCACTATAAACGCTAAAAAATCTATTATTGATGGCATAGGGCACGTTGCAGCAATAGTTGATAATAATAATTTGATTGTAGATCAGAGATGTGCAGAAACTCTTTCTTGCCTAGATCAGTACCAATGGGATCCTAACCCCAATCTACTAAAAGAGAAGCCGAAGCACAATAAAGCATCGCACATGGCAGATGCACTTAGATATGGGTTATATTCGTTTGAAACTTCGCAGACTAGCTTTTAATAATACATGACCAAAAATAGTGTTTGACAAGAAACCTCAAGTTAGCTATAATTTCGATATTAAAGTGGAAAAGCAAACATATGGCACAGCTAAAAAGAGACAAAGTTAAGTATATTCGAGACAAAGCAAAGTCTCAGTATCAAAAAGGAAGTGCATGTTACATTTGTAACAGCACAGAAAAGCTAGACTTTCACCACTTTTATAGTTTAAGTCCTCTGCTTTCTAAATGGCTGAAAGAAAAACAGGCTATTCGTCCGGAACACTACACAGATGAATATATAATAGTTTGGCGAGATGAATTCATAGAAGAAAAACACGCAGAACTATATGACTATACAGTAACATTGTGCCACGATCATCATTTAGAGTTGCACTCAATTTACGGAAAAGATCCTTCTCTAGCAACAGCACAGAAACAAGAGAATTGGGTAGAGATACAGAGAACTAAACATGGCGTGGTATGATGCAATAATTGGCAGGAAGGCAGACGATTTAGAAGAAAAACTAAACCCTGCTCAGCCATACTACGACAATAAGATCGAGCCTACTCGTGAGCCTACCTACTCATATGAGCGCGCCTATGAAGAACTAGAAATAGTAAATCGTGGTGTAAATATGATTGTAGATGATGCTGCTGAAATTGGCACTATTGTAGGAATGGCTACAAAAGGCACTGCGGTACAAAAAGGAATTAAGCGATCCAGAGTAGACCTTCTTTTAAACTCTGAGCCTAATCCTTTTCAAGATATAAATACTTTCCGTAGAAACTGCATTATTGATCTGATTCTAGACGGAAACATTTTTATTTATTTCGATGGCGTACACCTTTATCATCTGCCCGCAGATAAGATGGTTATTCACGCTAGCGATACTACTTACATTGAAAAATTTACTTTTAATGAGCGAATTAACTATTCTCCTAGTGAGATTATTCATGTAAAAGAAAATTCGTTCTATTCAATCTATCGCGGGGTCCCACGACTGAGCCCAGCATTGCGAACAATGCAATTGATGACGAGCATGAGAAAATTCCAGGATAACTTCTTTAAAAATGGAGCTGTCCCCGGACTCGTACTTAAGAGCCCTAACACTTTGTCAGAGAAAATTAAAGAGCGTATGCTCATGTCTTGGCAGGCTCGATATAAGCCAGATGCAGGAGGCCGACGACCTCTAATTCTCGATGGCGGTATTGAAGTAGATAAGATTTCAAATGTAAACTTCAAAGAGCTTGACTTTCAAAGCGCCACTGAAGAGACTGAAAAAACTATTTTGAAGGCGCTTGGCATTCCACCAATCTTACTAGATTCTGGAAACAATGCAAATCTTCGTCCAAATATGCGTTTGTATTATTTGGAAACTGTACTACCTATAGTCAAAAAATTGAACTTTGCTCTTGAGCGTTTCTTTGGCTACGAGCTTTCAGAGGATATTACTAATATTCCTGCCCTGCAACCAGAACTGCGCGACTCCGCGCAATACTATTCTGCTCTAGTAAATGCAGGAATTATTACGCCAAATGAAGCACGAGATAGCCTAGGATTCGAAGATATAGATGGACATAGTGATTTAAGAGTTCCTGCTAATATTGCAGGAAGTGCTGCCAACCCAGACCTGGGCGGCAGACCTACAGAAGGAGAAGAGTAAATGTCTAACGTTAGACAGCGTAAAAAAGCACTACAAGATTTAGCAATGTATTTTGCAGAGAAAGGAAAAGTACTTAGTCAGCAAGAATACATTGATTCAAAGGATAAGCCTATACCTTTTTCAGGTATTAGAAATGTATTTCGTAGCTACTCTAGAGCACTTACGATGCTAGAGAAAGCAGAGCCAGAACTATCTCGAATGTCGATGAAGCCGAAACCGGAGCTTCCAAAAGTAAAGATAGAAAAGCCAAAAATCGAAGTACCAAAACCACAGCCAGTAAAGATTGAAGTACCCAAGCCTGCACCAATTAAGGCAGAGCCTGCGAAAGCAGAGGTAAAAGAAGATGGAAAAGATATTTAATTTAACCTCCACATTCAAATCTCACGCAGCAGAAGACGGCAGCGTAATGATTCGTGGCATGGCAAGTACTGCCGATTTTGATCGTGCGGGGGACTCTATCTCTCATGAGGCATGGACAAAAGGAGGTCTTGCAAACTTTGAAAAGAATCCTATTATTCTTTTTAATCATGATTATGACAAGCCAATCGGTCGCGCTACGGGGTTGAAAGTAGGCCCTAACGGATTGGAACTTGAAGCAAAAATTAGCAAATCTGCTCCCTCAGCAGTTTGCGAACTCGTAAAAGACGGTGTTCTTGGAGCCTTTTCAGTCGGTTTCCGAGTCAAGGACGCTGATTATATCCAGGAAACCGACGGATTGATGATTAAGGACGCTGAGTTGTTTGAAGTTTCGGTTGTTTCCGTTCCTTGCAATCAGGCAGCTACTTTTTCTTTGGCGAAGTCTTTTGACTCTATGTCAGAGTACGAAGAATTCAAGAAAACTTTCACAAATCGTGTAGATCTAGCCGGTCAGACTCTGGCTAAGGACGAGGTCAATACCTCTAGCGTAGCTAGTGACACACCGGAAAAGGCGGAATTACCCGCACAACAGGAGATCAAAATGTCTGAAGTTAATACTCCAGAAATCGACTTGGAAGCTTTTGCTAAAAAAGTAGCGGAGCAAACTGCTGCTAATATCGCAATGAAGCAAGCCGAGCAGAAAGCAGCTGAAAAAGCTGAACAAGAAAAAGCTACTGCAGAAGCAGAGGCTAAAGTAGCTCAGGAAGAGCAAGTCAAGGCTGCAGTAGTTACTGCTGTTGAGTCTGGCGCAGAGCGTCTTGAAAAAGACCTCGAAGAAAAGCTTGCTGAGAAAGATGCTAACTACAACGAAGTTCTTAATTCTTTCAAGAAAGAACTCGAAGAGAAGAGCGAAGAGCTTGCTAAACTGCGTGACTCTAAGCGTACTTTCTCTGACCGCGGCGCAACTGGCGACCTCTCTAAGTGGGGCCAGGACTTCATGCACGCACATCTTCTAGGTGTTATGACTGGCAAAGGTATGAACACTAACTTTGCACAAGGCGTAATGCAGAAGGCTGGCATTGATTATGCTACTAACGCAGGCGATATCGATCAAGAAGTTTCACGTATGATCGAGAAGGAAGTTACTCTTAACCTCCGTACTGCAGGTCTATTCCGTGAAATTCAGGTAAATGGTGCAGCAACTGTACTACCTATTCAGCCTGATGTTGAAGCTGCAACTTTCCAAACTGGTGCTGCAGCTGCTGGTAACCTTGAGAATCGTGATGCCTCTGACAACACTTACAAGCCTTCACAGGTTATTCTCAACGCTTATCGTCTGATCTCTCAGACTTTCATGGACAACCATGTAGACGAAGAAGTTCTCGTCAACCTGATGCCTATGCTTGTTGATTCAGTTGCTCGTGCACACGCTCGTGCGGTTGATGGTGCTATCATTAATGGTGCTGGTTCAATCACTGGTCTTACTGGCTACGCAACTGCTAATGCAGACGCTCTCGACATCTCCGATGGTGAGGCTCTTACTGCAGCTAAGCTACTTGCAGCACGTAAAGACATGGGTAAGTATGGTATTAACCCAAGTGACGTTGCGTATATCGTTTCTCAGGCACGTTACTACGAGCTTATCGAAGATTCAGGTTTTGCCGATATCACTGATGTAGGTTCTGACGTTGCTACTAAGATTACTGGTGCAATCGGTGCAGTCTATGGCTCACCTGTTATCGTTTCTGACAGCTTCGCTGCAGAAGGTGATGGTAGCACTCCAGTACCTGCGGCATTTGCTGTTAACACGCGCAACTACGCTATCCCACGTCTACGTGGTGTTGCAGTAGAGCAGGATTACGAAGTTGGTAATCAGCGTCGCGTTATCGTTGCAACTCAGTCTCTCGGTTTCGAGGAGCTTGTTGCTGATTCAGCGGGCAATCGTTCAGCGGTTAAGATCGTTACTGCGGCTTAATCTTTGTACAATAACTCGGGGGAGTTCGCTCCCCCAAGTTTTTATTTATTGACTTATGGCAAATTTAATTACTTTAGAAGAGTATAAAGAAGCTGAAGGTATTCAATCTCCGAAAGAAGATTTGCGTATCGAAGCTTTGATTCCGTCCGTAAGTCAATTAATAAAAACTTATTGTGGAAATAGTATTGTAGATTACTACTCTACTAATAAAACAGAAGTTATTAATATTAATTGGGACACTCATTTAGTTCAACTTACAGAGAGCCCTGTAAATACTATAGTATCTGTAGAAGAGCGAGACTCTTATCAAGATAGCTATGTAACTCTTACAGAGGCTTCACATGAATTTTATTTTGATAGTAGTACTGATAGTATTATGCGCACTACTGGGGGAAGAAACTATCGAAACTGGTCAAAGGGGCCAGGGGCTGTTCGCGTAGTATATACTGCTGGGTATGAAACTGTTCCTGCAGACTTGCAACTTGCTGTAATTGATTTGATTACTTACTATATTAAAGATGAGCACAAAGAGCGCCGCACTCTTGCAGGTGCTACAGTACAGAATCAAGCAAGCACTAGTCAGCGTAATAATGTTGCTTTTCCAGACCATATCAAGCGTGTACTAGACTTATATAAAAACTTCTAATGGCTGATAATCTTAATGATTTAGTAAATATAATGCTTAGTGGCAAGTATATAAGAGCAAAGTATTTTCGCAGGGCTATAGATCAAAATAAAAATATACGTCAAAAGTTTGAACTATCTGAAGAATATAGGAAAAGATTTGAAGAGTTTGTTAGTGCTGCAAATAAAGCTGCAAAGTCTGGGGGAGAGTTTTCAAGATTTGATTTTGAAGGACAAACTTTTCAAGCAGGAAGTGCGCTAAGAACAGCAGCTTCTGTCAGAAATAGGAAAGGAGAGTTTGGTAGAGCTAGTTTTAAGCAACAAGCCTATACAATGAAAAAACTTTTTCCAGAACTAGCAGAAGGACAAGAGCTAGGCCACAAAAATATGTCTGTACTAAGAGCTTCTATGGCGGGGGTTCTTAAAGCAATGACAGCAGAAGATCCTAGAAGGCCAGCAATTAAAGCCCTTTATCAAACTGTACTAAATATAGATAAAATAACAGAAGTAAATGAAAAAACTTTTCCAGAACTTTTATCGGATTTAGAAAACTCTATAGCAAAAGGATTAAATGTAAAAGCATCGTATTCTAAAGATGTAAATATTTTATCGGGAGCAAGAGGATCTTTAGAGCTAGAGTTTGAGCCAAAAGATATAAATCAATTTAAAGGTAGATTAGCGGGTCAAGTAGGAGAAATTTTTAGAGATGTAATTATAGGAGGGAATGTAGCTGAGGAAGTATTTAAGAGAATAGATATTACTCAAATTAAAGGCTCTCCCTCAATGAAGCAAGATATAGAAAAACAGTTAGTAGATTTATTAGATCCTAAAAAGAAACAAAAAAAGAGTAAGTCAAAAACTTCCACAAAAGGTAGCGGTGGAGGCACAAAAGTAGCACTAAAACGACCTAAGAAATCTAGAGCTACAATAGTTACAGTAGCTACACGAGCTAAAGCGGCAAGAAAAACAAAAGATACTGGATTTTCACAAGTAAAACTATATGCTGCTTTAAATGCTAAAATTAATACTGTAGTAGCAAAAAATATGGGGGATCCGGCACTTAACTTTAGAACAGGGCGTTTTGCAAGTAGTGTAGAAATTACAGACGTAAGCAAAACTCCTAAAGGATTCCCTTCTATTGGATATACCTATCAATTGTATCCATATCAAACATTTGAGCCAGGGTTTCGGCAAGGAAGCCCTGAAAGAGATCCCAGAAAATTAATTGAAAGATCTATACGAGAAATTGCAGCAGAGATGCTAACTGGAAGACTTTATACTAGGAGACAATAATGGCTACAAGAACCTACTCCACTAGAAGGCAGGCCATTGTAAATGCGCTAGTAGACAAAGTAAAAGGTATTGATGGAAATGGAGAATACCTTACAAATTTATTTAATAATGTTCATCCTAGGTTAAAGTTTTGGGACGAAATAGAAGAGTTTCCGGCCGTTCACTTAAATGCGGGGTCGGAAACTAGAGAGTATCAAGGCGGGGGGTACAAAGACAGATTTATGAGTGTAACACTTAGATGTTATGTAAACTCAGAAGACGCCGTAGAAGACCTCGATAAATTGATCGAAGATGTAGAAGTAGTTCTAGAGGATAACTCTAGACTAGAATACTTGGATAGAAAGGGCGTAACTCAGTATACGCATCAAATCACAGTCATTAGTATAGATACTGATGAGGGTGTACTTGAACCATATGGAGTCGGAGAAATGACTATAGAGGTTCGATACTAGAAAATACTGGCAAGAACAAATGTTCAAGTCCAAGTCTTTTCAAGATTATAGGAGAAACTAATGGCACAACAATTATATTTTAGTCGTGATACTAAAGTCTATATCGAAATTGGTTCGAATGTATGGGAACTTCCTGTACTAGACGGCTTCAGCTTTTCGCAGGCTACTAACGTATCAGAAATTACACTTTCAGAGATGGAAGATTCAAACCGCAACAGTAAGCGAGGCCGCCGTGCGTTTAACGATTCACTGGCTCCGGCTGAGTGGAACTTTACTACATATGTACGTCCCTTTATTTCTGCAGGTACAGGTGCAGGTGCTGCAGACACGGCACTAAATCATCATGCAGTAGAAGAAGTACTTTGGGCACTCATGGTAGGCGATGCAGCGTACTCCTCAAGCAGCTTTACAGGCTTTACGTCGGATACTACAGATCTAAATATTAGTTTTGCAAACTCTAATAAGTCAGTTCTTGGTACCGCAAACATGTACTTTGTTGTAGGTAATGACAATAAGAAAGTATATAAGCTAACAGGTGCTGTTGTAAACGAAGCTACTTTGAACTTTGAGATTGATGGTATTGCAAGTATTGAGTGGTCTGGATTTGCTGCAGAAGTAGTTGATGACACTGCTACTGGACTACCTACTGCTACTATCTATGAGAAGATCACGGCTACTGATAACTTTATTCGTAATCGTTTGACTCAACTAACTATTAGACCTACTGGCCTAGATATAAGTGGAAATGTCATACTTAATCAAGACCCAGATGGAGATTCAGTAGACGAGCTAGAAGCTTCTTATGATTTGACTCTGACAGGTGGTAGTGTTACAATTAGTAATAATATTACTTATATTATTCCAGAAGAGCTAGGAATTGTAAACATTCCAATCGGACATGTTACTGGCGGTCGAAATATTTCAGGTAACTTTACTTGTTACTTGTTGCGAGACACTGCGGCAACAGACAAATCTACTGATTTCTTCGAGGATATGAAATCTATTACAAATGTTGTTACTAACTCATTTGATCTAACGTTTAAAGTTGGTGGAACTACTGCTCCCTTCCTTACGTTGCAGACTCCTACAGCACATATTGATATTCCTACTCATTCAATTGAAGATGTTATTGCGCTTGAAACTACATTCAACGCACTACCAAGCAGCATCGAACTAACAGATGAGCTAGAAATTACTTATAAAGGTGCATAATATTAGCATAGAAAAATAGTTCTTGACTTTTTTGTTAAGATCTTCTATACTAATAACAATAAAAGTGGGGGTGTAAAAACCCCCGCTTGTTTTCATAAAAACAATAAAAGGATATAAAATGACAGATTCAGTAACCGCTAAAGCAGACCCAGTTTCACTAGCTAGTTTATTAACTCCAAGCAAAACAGTATCAATTGACTTTCCTGGGTACAAAGGATTCAAGCTAGATATTTGTTACTTAGGCAGGGACGAACTACTAAAACTACGCAAAAAGTGTGTTAGTACAAAATTCAATAAGCGTACTCATCAGCCAGAAGAGACCCTGGATGAAGATAAGTTTCTAGAAGAATATGTCAGTGCAGTCATTAAAGGTTGGTCTGGCTTGAAATTTTCATACTTAGAAGAGTTTCTTTTGGTGGATATTTCGAAGCAGAATCCTGATGATGAATTGCCTTTTACCCAAGATAATGCAGAGCTATTAATGCGTAACTCTAATAGCTTTGACTCTTGGATCACAGACACTGTTTCAAATCTTGAAAATTTTACTGGGAGCAAGTAGCCCGAATTCAGGATTTACTTGCTCGCTATGTGAAAGAACAATCTTCACCAGTCTCTATGGATCAATATTTAGAGATATGCGAGCAATTAGGTACTGAGCCTGATCCCCAAAAGATGCCACTTACCGAGTCGGATTTTCCGAGCGAGGTACAAGTGGCATTTTTTATGTTTAATTTATTATCAGATGTTTGGGAAGGAATGTCTGGTAGTTATATGGGAAAAGACTGGTCTCACTGTCAGCAGCTTTTTCAGATATATGGCATAGAAGATCAAAAAACTACTATATATTTCATGAAACTCTATGAAAGAATACTTATGAATTATAGAGCAGAAGAATCCGAGAAGCGTAGAAAAGAGCAAGAGCGTAAAGCTAAAAGCGGTGGTAAGAACTACACCCATAATGTAACTGGCTAATGGCAAAAAATAAGATAAAAATAGATGTAATAATAGACGGCAAGATGCAAAAAGTGTCTGTCGATGCTGAAAAACTAGGTAAAAAGCTAGATAAAGTAAGTGACGCATCTGTTAAAGCTGATAGAAATATCAAAGGTGTTGCAGGCGCTTCTTCTAATGCATCCAAAAACTTCTCTAAAATGTCTCAAGGTATGGGAGGGCTTGTTGGTGCTTATGCTGCTCTTGCCGCACAAATATTTGCTATCTCTGCCGCTTTCAACTTTCTAAAATCTGCGGGAGATCTCAAAGTACTAGAAGCTAGTCAAGCGGCCTACGCTGCAAATACTGGCTTAGCAATGAAAGTATTAGCAAATGATATTGTATCTGCTACTAATGCACAAATTGCCTTCCAAGATGCCTCTCAAGCCGCAGCCATCGGTACTGCTGCAGGTCTTAGTCCTGACCAATTAAAACAGCTTGGTAAAGCTGCTAATGACTTGTCCGTAACTCTTGGCCGTGATGTAACAGATTCTTTTAATCGTCTTGTTCGAGGTGTAACAAAAGCGGAGCCAGAATTACTTGACGAATTGGGTATTATTCTTCGACTGAAAGATGCTCAAGAAGACTACGGTAGACTGATAGGTAAAAGCGCCGAAGATCTTAGCCAATTTGAAAAGAGCCAGGCGGTAGTAAATAAAGTTTTAGAAGAGGCCAATCGAGTTGCTGCAGTAACTCCAGAAGGTGCGGTAAATCAGTATAATCAATTAGCAAAAGCCTTCGATGATATTTTAATTAGTGCGAAGTTACTCGCAGATCAAATTGTAGGGCCTTTAGCAAAAGTTCTCACAGAAACTCCAAGTTTAGCAATTGCATCTTTCTTACTGTTGCTAAAAGGCCCTTTAGCTGCTATGGGCGTTAATTTTTCGGAAATTGCAAAAGGTGCAAGGGAGAGTGCGGCGGAGCAAAAACTTGCTGCAGATACGGCCAGAGCCGCTTATCAAAAGACACAACTAACAATAAAAGCCACTACTGCTGCTGTAAGAGAGCAGTCGGCCGCTGCCGTTGCCGCAGGAAGCCAGTCAAAAATACTAGAACAATTTGCAGGGGGAGGAGCAATGACTCCTCAAGCTCGTGCCACTCTTAAAAGGGCTCTTACAGCAGCCGAAACTCAGTATAAAACTCATACTAAAATTACCTCTGGAATCTTTAAGGGTATGGATATTAAAATAGTTAACGATTTTCAGTTGGCTATGAAACAAATGGAGCTTGCAGAGGCAGGAAAAGTTAGTAGTACAAAAGTTAATACCGCTGCAATAGTTGCTCTGTACACTGGTGCAATGGCAAAAATTAAAGTAGCTTCTGCTTGGCTACTTACTTGGGGCACTAAAGTTTTGTCCGCACTAGGATGGATAGGACTCGCTGTTACAGGTATTCAAATACTTGCAGATAAATTTGGATTTTTTGAAAGATCTCTTACAGAAGCAGAGAAAGCCGCAGCACAAACGGCAAAAGAGCTAGAAAATACGAGAGATAGATTTGCCGAGCTAAATAAAGAATATAAAGATTTTTTAGCTACTCAGAAAAAATTAGCGGGAGTAGGAAGAGGTCAGGATGTAGTTGCAAATCTAGGAAGAAACTTAGAGATGACTTCTGTTTCAGACTTTACTCAGGCTTTAAAAGATTATCAAACTCAAAACAATGCTTTAAGCAGTCTAAAAAAAGAAAGAGATAATTTAGTAAACCAACTTGAGACTAGTGCCCGGCAAGGAAATGTATTTGGATTTTTAGCTATACCTGCTTCCGATCAAAGACTAGAAGATTTAGAGAAAGTAATTGAAGATACAAAAGCAGGGGCAAAGTTAATTGAAACTCAACTATCTACCGCTGCAGCTTCAGTTTTGGGAGATTATCAAGGACGATCAAAAGCAGTAGTAGACTTTCAAAGGCTAATTAAGGAAGGGCTAGAAACCGGCACCTTTGACATAGAAGCTATAAATGCTGCAAGGTTGGGTATTATAGAACTTGGAAAAGATATCCAAGAGATAAAACAGCTAAGCTTAGAAGCAGATAGCGTAACTTCTTCTTGGCTGCAATCTATGTCTCCACTATCTCAAGGAGCAAAAGCTATACAGGCTATAAATATAGAACTAGCTAATTATACAGATATGTCGGATAAACTTGTAGAGGGAGAAGCTGGGTTAAATGTAGAGCAACAAAAGAGAAAAGATCTTTTAGAGAGTAATAGAAAGATAATTATAGATGCTGAAAGCAGATCATTTAGGCTTAAGTCCGCTAATCTGGCATTAGATATAGCTCAAGAAATCAGCTTAAGAAACTCAAGTAGTACTTATAAAGATATTTTAAAAACTAGTTATGCAATTCAAAAAACAGAAGTATCTATTGCAGATAAAAAGTCTCAAATTAAAGATCTAGAAAATGTAAGGGGCTTAACTAAAGAACAAAATGATCAAAATGAAAGAACAATTTCACTCTTGAAGAATGAAATATACTTAGAGGAACAAAGACTTAGTACTCAAGCTCAGCAGTTTGAGTTTTTGCAAGATACCTTAGGACTTGAGCTTCAACTTCGACAAATTCGTTTAGATACAGAGTTAATGACGCAAGCAAAAGATTACCTGGGAGTTTTGAATCAGCAAGTAAATACTCAAAAAGAGTTAATAAATGTAGAGCAAACTGTAGCCAAACTGCGCATGGGAAGAAGAGAAAGAGATGTTCAGCGAAGTAACCCTTTCGCATTCTTAAGGGAAGAGCAAAGAGTTGCAGAAGATACCTATCAGTTAGAACTGAGTATGGTAGAAGCAAAGATAGAGCAAACAAATAGTGAGTTTGATATAAAACGTCAAATGATAGCAATGGAGCACGTATTACTCGATGCTAAATTGCGAGTATCTGAAATAGAGCTCAGAAAACGGGCTAAAGCAACAGACCTAGAGAAAGGGGAGAGAGAAGCATTAGAAAGCCTCGCATCTGCTACTGCGGCTCAGCGGGGTTTAATTTCGCAAAATCTTGGGGCAGGTTTCGAACTTCTAGATTCTCAGCAGCAGGCTGCTATAGAAGGAATTATAGATGAACTGGATAAGTTAGATTTTGCTCGAGAAAACCTAACAGATATGGCGGTTATTACAGATACTATTGTTAGAGACTTGCACTCTGGTCTTTCTAATGTATTTTCGGATTTAATTACAAATAAAGTATCGTCCTTTAAAACTGCAATGTTAAAAGCTGTACAAGGTATAGCAGAATCATTTGCAAAAGCTATAAGTGATATGCTTGCAAGAAATTTGATAGAAGGTGTTCAAGGATTCTTTTCTAATAAGCAGAGTAACCCTATTTTAAGTGCGGCTCAGCAAGGATCAATTAAAGTAGCTTCAACACTAAAAGACGGTGCTACTACTGTTGCAAATGCAATTCGAGCAGCATTTGCAGAAGGTGCGGCAGCTATATCCGCCTCAGGAGCGGGCGAAGGTACTAGTAAAGAAGAAACAGCGCTAGGGGCTATAACAGAAATTTTAGGGGGTCTTGAGAAGAAAGAGCCTAAAGCAGACTTTTTTGAGAATTTATTTGGGGCCCTACAGAAGCAAGACCAAAGAGAGCCCGTAATTAAAGGAGAATATGAGACTTTAACTAGTATTCCGTCACCTTCTCAAAGGCAATTACCTATTACTAACGCTCGAAAGCTGGGCTCAATGTTTATGCCCAAAAACTTAGCAGGAGTAGTAGATACTCAAGCAAGATTTGGCCCGGCCAGTAATGCTCAAAAATTGGGCAGTATGTTTGGCAAAAACTCTGCTACTCTTGGAAATAATCAAGCAAATGGAGGAATGTTTTCTGGATTAATGAGCTTTATGAAAAATCTGTTCAGTCCTCAGAATCCAGTGTTTAAAGGACTTTTAGGGTTATTTAGTAGTATTATGCCTTTACTAGGAAAAATACTACCCTTTTTAGGAGGACTCTTGAAAGGAGCTCTAGGGATATTTGGATTTGCAAACGGAGGCATGGTAAAAGGAGGCTTCCGAGCTTATGCAAACGGAGGGGTAGTTACTAACCCTACTTTAGGATTAGTAGGAGAAGGACGTTATAATGAAGCAATTGTACCTCTTCCTAATGGAAAGTCTATTCCAGTAGATATGAAGGGGTCTCAAGGTCAAAATAATAATATTACAGTAAATATAGACTCTTCAGGTGCAACTACAACTTCTGGAATGAGTGACCAGGACAACAAACAGCTTGGAAAAGCTATTGCGCAAGCAGTGCAGCGAGAGCTTCAAAATCAAAAGCGTTCGGGCGGTATACTTAGCCCATATGGAGTAGCATAATGGCAACAGGATTTACAACTACCGCTACTTTTGGCAGCAGAGACATAGTACCGGATAAATCTATGGCTCGATCAACTACGCCAAAAGTATTACTAGCTAGTTTTGGAGACGGATATGAGCAAAGACTAGCAAACGGTATTAATTCTTTAACGGAAAATTATTCCGTTAGTTTTAAAACTAGAACTAAAGAAGAAATAGATGACATAGTAGGATATTTTGACTCTTTAAAAGGAGTCACTGCTTTTTCTTTTACGATTCCTGATACTAATGGAACGGAGGACGAAACTACAATCAAAGTTGTATGTGATAATTACTCTATTTCTTATGATTATGATAGGTTCTATTCCTGTTCCGCAACTTTTAGACGAGTATATGAAGCATGAGCGAATTAATACAAGCAGTACAACTTCAAGATCCTGGAAGCGCCTTAGTAGAACTTTTTGAGTTAAAGGTTACTCCTACAGTTTCAGTTTATTTTCACCCAGGGTTAGAGAAAGATTTATCCACAGTATCTTTTAGGGACAAGCAAGATCCTTATACTGTGCGTGATTATGTCGCGCTCCCTATAGAAATAGAAGGTTTGGAAAAAAATGGAGAGGGGCCGTCTCCTCGCCCTACAATTACTATAGCAAATGTTTTAGCTACGTTTTCTTCTTCTTTAGGAGGCCTTGCAAACGATGATTTAGTAGGTAAAACGATAGTTAGAAGACTTACACTTAAAAAATATTTATTTGGAGAAGTTGGAGACGCATCACCTCCAATAGAGTTTCCTACTGAAAAATTCATAATAGATAGAGTAGCAGAAGAAACTAAAACATCGGTAACTTTTGAGCTGGCATCTTCTTTTGATTTAGAAGGTATTCAAATCCCTAGTAGAACAGTTGTAGGTAAATATTGTTCTTGGATTTATCAAGGTGCGGGAACAGGAAGAGGCGGTTGTAATTGGAAGTCTGACAGTACAATTCGAATAGGCACTACTGAATACAAAGCTTATTTTACAATAGACGATGAGCCGATAGTGTTAGAATCCGACTTAGTGGCTGCTTCTCCAGGCGCTTGGTCTAATAGTACAAACTATACTCCAGACACTTTAGTCCTACACAATAACTTATATTGGAGATGTGATTACAGTAATTCAAATTCAGAACCTTCTAGTTCTAATTTAAACTGGACTATTGTTAGACCTTATACTGTGTGGGATATTGCTGGCTCTTATACATACACTAAGAGTACTCCGGAAAAAAGTTCTTACGTAGAGCATAATAATACTATATGGAGAAAAGCTGCCTCTAATACTAATGACGAGCCTTCTAACTCTTCTAGACTGTGGGTTAAAGGAGATATATGCGGTAAACTTTTAAACTCTTGTAAGTCAAGGTTTCAATTTGTTCCAGATAGCACAGACTCTTTTGCTTCAATAGAAAAAAATACTTCTAAAGTGCTTCCTTTTGGAGCCTTTCCTGGAAGTGAAAAATTTAGATGATATTAGAACTACCTACGAAAGAAATAAAAGATCATTTTAAAAAAAGTGCTCCACAAGAAGCCTGCGGAGTAATAGTTAATAATTTTGGGGTAATAGAGTACTTTCCTATAACAAATATAGCAAAAGATGATCAAGACTTCATAATGGATACAGACGAATATTTAAATATTTACTACTCAAAGGAAGTAGTAGGAATTGTTCACAGTCATGTTAATATTAGCTGCAATCCTAGCGAATATGATATACTTCAATGTAATGCAGTGCAAATCCCGTATTACATTTTTTCTTACCCGAGCATGGAAATGCACTTATTAGAGCCACAATAGAGAGAAATATGCATCGTACAGTATACTTACACGGAGTTCTTAAAGATAAATTTGGCGAAAGCTTTTATATGAATGCTGAAAAATATGCAGATATTATAAATTGTATAGATTGTAATCGCCCCGGATTTAAGGAATTCCTTCTAGAATCTTACCAGGAAGGTGTCGGCATAGATATAAGAACCGCTGGAGTACCTATTCAGAAAAAAGATTTAAAACTTCCTATATCTTCAGGAGATGTTAATTTAACCATTATACCTGCAGGTTCCGGCAAGAAGGGAATAGGAAAAATACTGTTAGCGGCTGTACTAGTAGTTGCCGGAGTTATGACAGGAAATGCTGCAAGCGCTGGAAAGGGGGCAAAACTGCTAGGAAGCACATTGACAGCAGTAGGTACTAACTTGGCTTTAGCAGGAATACAACAACTCTTAGCCCCTGACCCTTCCGAAGACGACGAAGAAAAAGAAGCATATTTGTACAATGGAGACGCTTCCTTAGTAATAGAAGGAGATCCTATTCCAATACTGTATGGTAAATTAAGAGTGCCAGGTCAGCCAATATCCGTAGCTGTGTACTCAACCTCTGCGAATGCTTCAACTACTATAGATACTAATGGAAATATGGTAGATGCCTCTGGAGACTACTCAGTAAATAAAGAAGGAACAAAAGTAGATATCACAACAGGATGGGAACTAGAATTCTTGGATGGTGAAAGAATAAACTAAGGAAAATAAAATGCCTGCTATAACTAATTTAAACACAAACGAAATAACTAACCTTGCGGCTTCTGTCACTTCTAAAGAACAGATACTATCTGTTACAGATATTATCTGTGAGGGACCTATCTACGGCTTGGAAAGAGGTTCTAACTCAATTTATCTAAATCAAGATACTGCTGTAGATTCTGCTTATGCTAGACTCCCACTATCTCAAACTAGTGCTATTTTTACTTTTAATGGTACTTCAGTTGTTGATATAGAGCACCCAGGTACTTTAATTATACAAAGTAACACTCCAGGAGCGCAAGATAGCAGGTACTTAAGAGTAGTAGAATTTGATTCTATTGGAGCAGGTTCTGCAGTTAAAACAGCTACTACAGAATTTGATGAAATAGAAATAACAGTTCCTACAGCTTTCTTTTCTTCAGACTACTTAAAAGATAGTGTAGTAAGCTCTAACGGATCTATACAAAGGGGCCCGAATCAACCTATCCTTAGGCTAGAACGAGATAATCTTGTTTATTTTGAAGGATATATTACAGATATTACTTCTGATACTGTTGCTATTGCAACTCCTATCACCAAAACTTTAAGTCCTAATTTTGTAGATACGGCAGATGCTTCAACAGAATATAAAGTAATAATTGATTTCAGCCTTGCAATTAGCAACTTACAAAATATAGATTCTAGCAATTCTAGGATACAGCTCGAAAGTACAACTAGTTTGAGTGGTACATTTAATTGTAATATAGGTTCTTTAAATTTTGTTCCAGATCTTGCTACTACTACTTTTATAGATGAAAGTAGTAAATACGAGAAGTTTAGTTATCAATTTAGAACAGGACTACCTATACAAGAACCCATAGAAGATCCTTATGGGGGCTCTGGAGCTACTGCTATAACTACTACATTGAATGAGCCTTTTAACGTAGATAACAATCATTACTCTACTACATGGCCCAGCACTGAAGTAGGCACTACTATAATTAAAACTGCTTCTTCTTTAGGATTATCAAATGCTACCGCACCTCAAGTAAACGAGCTAAGACTCGGCTTTACATATCCTTCCTTAGTTGTAGTAAAAGAAGAAACCGGAGAGTTAAGTGCCGGAGTACAAGCTTATTTAGTACAAATAGAGTTAGACAAAGGCAGCGGCTTTGAAACTCCTATCAATATGGTTGATGGGGGAGGCTATATTGTACATAAAGGAAACCAAAGAGCTCTTACCTTTACCACTGAAACTTTTAGCTTAGATAAGTACAAGCCTTTTAAAACTTTTCGTTTAAAAATAACTAAAGTAACTAAAGATGATAGGTCGGTTAGGTCAGACTTTACTTATGATAAAGTAGGTTATAATGCACAACTTCAGTCTACGCTGCAGAACTCTACCTGTATAATTAGGGAGGAGTTCAGTTACCCTTGGACTTCTTATGCTCAAGTTAGAGTAAGTTCTAAGAATTTTCCGGATACTCCTACAAGATCATATGTTTGTAAAGGTAAATTAATAGCTGTTCCCTCCAATTATGTTACAAGGGACGAATCTTTAGAAGGTATAGCTACCTATAATAGAAATGTTACCACAGGTAATATAGAGTCTTCTTATCAAGATTGGGACGGAAATTTTAGGCAAAATCTTGTATATTCAAATAATCCTGCTTGGGTATTTTTAGACTTAATTACTAACGCAAGGTACGGACTTGGAAACTGGTTAGATACTAGTGATATAGATAAATATACCTTGTACAGAATAGCCAGGTATTGCGATGAGTTAGTTCCTGATGGCAAGGGTGGGCTTGAGCCGAGATTTACTTCTAATGTATATGTCTCTAAAGCTACTGACGCTTATAAAATACTGAAAGATTTTGCTACAATATTCAGAGCAATGCTTTATTGGTCTGAAGGAAATATAACTCCTGTCTTAGACCAGGCAAAAGATCCTATTTACACGTTTACAAAAGGTAATATTATAAATGGGGAATTCTCGTATCAAGGAACTTCAGAGAAATTAAGAACTAATCAAATAGTTGTAACTTGGAATAACCCTGAAAATGACTATGTACTAGAACCTTTAATAGTAGAAGACCGTCAAAATATTGTAAAAACAGGAAAAATAATTTCCTCAGAAGCGGTAGCATTCGGAACAACTTCGCTAGGACAAGCTACTAGATACGGTAGATGGAAGCTGTGGACAGCTATCAATCAAAAAGAAGTGGCAAGTTTTAGTACTTCTATAAATGCGTCTTTCTTAGCTCCTGGCGACATAATAAATATACAGGACGCAGATAGATATAATACTGCTTATTCTGGTAGAGTATCCTCCACTGGAGTATTAACTTCGTCCGAAATACCATTAGACCGAGAAGTCACTCTAAGCGGTAATACTTATGAGTTGAGTATTTTAATAGAAGAGCCAGGAGTATTTTTGGCTCAAGATGATGCCATAATAGGAGGAGTTGGGTATACTAAGGGAGAGCTAATAGTAGGCTCTTACACCGAAGAAGAGGCCGCAAACTTAGTAGATGATTCAGGAGAGGCTGTAGTAACCTCTTGGTCTCCTTATACTAGAGTAGAGAGTCAGGAGATACAAGAGTCTAATCAAACTACTGATACTTTAACAGTTTCCACTGCATTCTCTGCCGCCCCTAACGCAGAAACCGTATGGGCGCTAAAGGAGACTGCTTCTTCTGGGGAAGAGATAGAAGGTTCTAAGAAGCTATATAAGATTCTTAACATTCAAAAGAATGATGAACTAACTTACAATATTTCAGCAGTAGAGCATTACAATGAAAAGTTTGATGACATTGAAAAAGACTTTTCTCAGCCTTATGTAGATACTCTATTAAGTGCTTCCCCTGTAGTACCACCCCCTACTAATTTAATAGTAACAAAGTCCGGAGAGCTGCAAAATAAAGTTAGCTTATCATGGGAGTCTCCAAAAAATTCCGATAATAGTAACTACGAATTTATTAAGTACTATGAAGTGCATCATAACCTATCAAATGCTACTAATCCTTTAATAATAAGTTCAGATTTAACTTCTATAGGGCCCGAAGTTCTGCCTCTCGGAACCTATGAAGTAGGAATTGCTACTATTAGTATCTATGGAAATAGATCGGACTTAGTTAAGACAAAGTTTGTAGTAGAAGAAGTACAGGAACCGCCTACAGTTCCCAGAGGTTATGGAATTGCTTTGGGCGGCACAATAAGCACTCCTATATTTATTAATAGTACAGGTACTTTTAGTTTAGAGAATACTTCTAAATACAAGTTTTCTCCTGTAGCACAGCCCGCAAAAGAATATATTTTTGAAGGAGGAGCTGCAACTCGTTACTCTCAAGACTGTAGCGGGGTTGCTTCTTTAGATTACTCTGCTATGGACGAAGTAGAGGCTCAAATTAAAAGGCATTATATCTTTTTTGACGCAAGTGATGTAAATGATCCTTTAAAATTAATTAAGTACAATGATACTCAAATAGAAACAAATTCTTTAGGTGTTAGCTACTTTTATGATGCAGGAGATGGCAGTGTTTCAGGAGAGGGAAGTTTTGTAACTAAAACAGGCACTGTAAGCGTGCCTGCAAAATCTACAATAGTTAGTGGAACTGGCACTAGCTTTAGCTCTGAGTTCAATATTGGAGATTTAGTATATTTTTCTTCCACTCAAGGAGCTTTTGTTCAATTTATAAACTCAGATACTTCTATGGTTTTGGATAGAAGTTTTGATTCTGAAGTAGCTGCGGGGTCGATAATTAAGAGACAACCATTTACTTTTGATAAAATTACTGATGCAGCCTTTGCAGCTGTTCAAAATAATAATGAAGTATTCCAAGTATTTCCTGTAAATCTAATAGTTTCTGTAGACACGGAAACCAAGCTTAGAATTGCAGACCTTAGTATGTCGCCAAGTATTCTTAGTTTCGACGGAGAAGAGACCTTAGTAACTGACTATACGAATATTGTTCTTACGGCGACTGCAGAAGGCTTTGCAGAGCCGAAATTTAAAATAACCGGCACAGGATTTAATAATGCAGAAATTTCACAAACTGCTGAAACAGTATTTTCTAGTGCAAATGTAGGCGCTACAGGTTACGAAATTACATTAGATAAAGTTTCAGATTTTTCTGCGGTACCTTTAGATTTTACAGTAACTATTGCAGAAGGCTCAGATGAGGCAAATACAGATAAACAACGACAAAAATCTATTCGAGTTTTATCTGTAAAAAATGGGCCAAATAGTTTATTAAGCCTGTCTGACGTAACTGCTGACGGTACCGAGGGTCAAGTACTTACTACAGATGGGGCAGGCACCTTCAGCTTTTCCACGGTTACTGGAGGCAGCGGTGGAGGCACAGAGTATGAGAGAACTTCTTTTACAGCCACCGCAGGCCAAACCCTTTTTACAGTAAGTTATGAGGTAGACTTTTTAGAAGTATATCTAAATGGTGTATTACTAGATCCGTCAGAGTATACAGCCACAAACGGAACAAGTGTAGTTTTAGCAAACGGCACAGAAGCAGATGATATAGTAAGCATAGTTTCAAACGGAGTTAGCTATGTACCTCCTGCAAGTCTACTTGATCTTTCAGACGTAGGCTCAGATGGTATAGATGGTCAAGTACTTACTACAGACGGGGCGGGGTCATTTACCTTCACAAGTGCGAGCGGAGTAACTTCACTACTTGGCCTAACAGACGTAGCTTCAGATGGCACTGACGGTCAAGTACTTAGCACAGACGGAGCGGGGTCATTCAGTTTTATAGACAGTACTCTACTGGACTTAACGGATGTAACTGCTGATGGCACAAATGGCCAAGTGCTCACTACAAATGGAGCGGGGTCGTTCAGTTTTAGTACTATTGATGGTTCAAATATTCAGGACGATTCTGTAGGGCTAACAACGCTAACTCCAAGTACTTTTAATGATGGCACGCATACTGTAAGTCTAGTTGAGGGTGGAGTAGATATAGGAGCTACCGGATGGGATACGGCACTATATGTAGCGAGTGCAGATAATTATTCCTGTATAGCAGGCACTTTTATATCCACAGGCACAGATGCAACTACGCGGGGAATTTTTGCAGGCACTAAGAATGGTACTGCCGCTTCGTTTATTAAATCAGATACTGCAAATTGGGGTGTTGATAACGATGCTTGGCTAGATATTGCAGGCCCAGACGGCCTAATATACGGCGGAGACAATAGTGGCTTAAACTTTAGAGTTGCTCCAGACGGCACTGTAACAGGTACTTTTATTGGGGATCTTACTGGTAATGTAACTGGTAATGTAACTGGAGATCTTACAGGTAATGTAACTGGTAATGTAACTGGAGACCTCACAGGTAATGCAGACACAGCTACTAAATGGGCTACTCCACGTACTATAACTCTTAGTGGAGATGCTTCAGGATCTGTAGTTCTTGATGGGTCGTCAAATGTAACTTTAAATACGACTGTAGCAGGTGCTACTGCTACATCTCTTACAGGTGATGTATTTGCGAGTAATGGTACTAGTAAAGTACTTGAAAACGGTACTGATGGTACTAATGCTACTTTTACAGGTGACGTGACTGGAGACCTTACAGGCAATGTAACTGGTAATGTAACTGGAGACCTTACAGGAGATGTAACTGGTAATGTAACTGGAGACCTTACAGGCAATGTAACTGGTAATGTAACTGGAGACCTTACAGGTAATGCAGACACAGCTACTAAATGGGCTACTCCACGTACTATAACTCTTAGTGGAGATGCTTCAGGATCTGTAGTTCTTGATGGGTCGTCAAATGTAACTTTAAATACGACTGTAGCAGGTGCTACTGCTACATCTCTTACAGGTGATGTATTTGCAAGTAATGGTACTAGTAAAGTACTTGAAAACGGTACTGATGGTACTAATGCTACTTTCACAGGTGACGTGACTGGAGATCTTACAGGTGATGTAACTGGTAATGTAACTGGAGACCTTACAGGCGATGTAACTGGTAATGTAACTGGAGACCTTACAGGTAATGCAGCTACTGCAAGTAAGTGGGCTATAGCTCGTACTATAACTTTGGGAGGAGACCTTTCTGGGTCAGTATCTATTGATGGGTCCTCAAATGTAACTCTTAACGGCGTTGTAACTGGAGCAGAAGCTACATCTCTTACAGGCGATGTATTTGCAAGTAATGGTACTAGTAAAGTACTTGAAAACGGTACTGATGGTACTAATGCTACTTTTACAGGTGACGTGACTGGAGACCTTACAGGTAATACTACTGGAATACATACAGGCAACGTAACTGGAGACCTTACAGGTAATGCAGCTACTGCAAGTAAGTGGGCTATAGCTCGTACTATAACTTTGGGAGGAGACCTTTCTGGGTCAGTATCTATTGATGGATCATCAAATGTAACTCTCAATGGAGTTGTAACTGGGGCAGAAGCTACATCTCTTACAGGTGATGTATTTGCGAGTAATGGTACTAGTAAAGTACTTGAGAATGGTACTGATGGTACTAATGCTACTTTTACAGGTGATGTAACTGCAGGAACTATTGAAGTTGGTGGAGGTTACGGAAGTACTGGGTCTACTTTTACAAATACAGGTAATGGCTCTTTTAATGGCACTCTTGATGTTGACGGAACTTTTTCTGCAAATGGACTAAGCGCACTTTATGGTAGTACATACATAGGCGGAGGTTATGGAAATACGGGCATTACTTTACAAAGTGATGGTACTGGAAAGTTCAATGGAAATGTTGTAGTAGATGGAAGTGTTACCTGTCAGTTGCTTCAAGAAACTTCAGATCTAACACTAAAAGAGAATTTAGAAGTAATACCAAATGCTTTAAGTAAGGTACAAAGTTTAACGGGATATACTTATAATTTTATAGGCAGAGAAGAAGTTCGAACAGGTCTTATTGCTCAAGATGTTCAATCAGTACTTCCTATGGCAGTAGGAGAGCATGATGGAAAACTAACGCTAGCTTACGGCAACTTAGTAGGTTTATTAGTAGAAGCAATTAAAGAGTTAAAAGAAGAGATAGAAGAGCTAAAGAATACCTAAGTAACCTAACCAAAAATATTTCTTGACTTAAAATGTTTCCTTTGCTATAATTTCAACATGGAGAATTTCAGATGAGTGCAGCTACTTACAATTTTAATCTAGATCAGGGAGCTGATTTTGTTCTAGATATGACAATGAAGGAAGATGGCGCTGTAAAAGATTTAACAGGGTATTCTGCTCGCGCGCAACTAAGAAAGACACGAGACTCTGAAAATCCTACTGCTTCTTTTGTATGCATAATACCTAACCCTACTACAGGCATTATTAAAATGGAAATGTCTAACTCAGCAACTGCAGAGATCCCTGCGGGCGTATACCTATATGACTTAGAGATATATACAAGTGGAGACGCTTTTGTAACTCGCTTGTTGCAGGGTCAAGTAACGGTTACTAGAGAGATTACTCGGTAATGGCAATCACACTAGAAATTACAGCAAATTCTGGACTAGAAGTAACTAGTAAGACTACTGAACTAACTATTGAAACTGCGGCGGTTCCAGCGATTACTCAGGCTTCTCAAATATATTTTGCAGGTTACGGAAATGTAACGGCAGATAATATAGAAGAAGCCATTCAACAATTGGCAGATAATTCTTTCAGCCAATCAAGTGTTCCCAATACAAATTTGAATGAAGGGGACACTTGGTATAATACAGCAACAGAAACTTTTAATGTTTACAGAGAAACCTCTGTAGGTGTTTTTGAATGGGTTCCAATTTTAGTTGGATCAGCGGGTGGAGACTCAGATACTCTAGACGCAGGGGCTTTTTAAAAGCTAAGAGATATAAATTATGGCTCAAGTAATAACGATAAAACGAAGTACCAGCAATCTGGCGCCAACAGAACTACAAAATGGCGAACTCGCGTATTCCAGTGTTAGTAATAAACTATTTATTGGACGCCCTGGAGGTAGTACGGGCGATGTAGATGCTATTGGTGGTAAGTTTTTTACAGACTTACTAGATCATACTGCGGGTACGGTAACTGCAGGTAGTGCTCTCATTGTAGATGGTGATAGCAAATTAGACGTATTAAATGTTGATAATTTAACATTTAATGGCAATAGTATTACCACTACTGATCCTAATGGCAATTTAATTATTACTCCAAATGGTACAGGTAATGTTGTACTTGATGGCGTTAACTGGCCACAAACTGCAGGTACTTCAGGGTACTTCCTTACTACTGACGGTACAAATCAAACTTCTTGGACTCAGGTAGTTCAAGCAACTGGTTTTGAAATTGAAAGTGTACTTGATGATACAACTCCTCAACTTGGTGGAAACCTTGATGTAAACGGCAATACTATTACATCCGTAAGTGGGGGAAATATTACAATTACTCCAGATACTACTGGAAGTGTTGTACTCGATGGCCAAAGCTGGCCACAAGCTGATGGAAGTGCGGGAGAATACCTAAAAACAGACGGCGCAGGCCAGCTTTCTTGGGGCGCGATTCCTTCAGGTTCTTTCTCCATTGCTGGCGATACAGGTACTGACACCTTTACTACTGGCGATACCCTCACTTTTGAAGGTGGTACAGGTATTACCACTTCAGTCTCAAATGATAAAGTCACCATTTCTAGTGATATTACTCAATACACAAACGCTAATGCTCGTGCTGCTATAAGCGCTACTGATGCTGGTGGAGACGGGTCTCTTTCTTACAACTCTGCTACAGGTGTTATTACTTACACAGGTCCTTCAGCTACTGAAGTACGTGCTCACTTTACTGCAGGTGCCGGAATTACTATTAATACCGGAGTAGTAAGTATTAGCGATGGCGCAATTGCGAATGCGAAACTTACAAATTCTAGTGTTACTATTGGTACTACTGAACTAGAGCTCGGAGCTTCTAGTACTTCTCTAGCAGGCGTCACTGAGTTAACAGTAGATAACTTAAACATAAATGGCAATGAGATTAGTTCTACTGACTCTAATGGCAATATTTCACTTAACCCAGACGGTACTGGTACGGTCGCTGTAAATGGTGCTCGTATTTCTGGAGTTGCGGAGCCTGTTGATAGTACTGATGCTGCAAACAAAGCCTATGTAGACAACGCAATAACAGGTCTTTCATTCAAAGAAGCTGTAAACTTACTAGCTACTTCTGACATTTCTCTAACAGGCTCTACGAATACCCTAGTAATTGACAGCCACGATCCTTTAGTTTCTGCAGACAGCGGCTACCGTATTTTGTTGACCGGACAGTCTACTGATTCAGAGAACGGAATCTATGTTTATGCAGATGATGGAGCTACCTATACATTAACGCGTTCTGAAGACTCTGATACATTTGCAGAGCTACAAGGAGCTTCTGTACTAGTTTTAGAAGGAGCTGTTTATAGTAATACTGGCTGGGTTCAAGAAAGCTACTCAACTACCGACTTTACTGGCCAAAATTGGGTACAATTCTCTGGTGCAGGTGCCTTTACTGCAGGTGATGGCTTAACTCAAGATGGTACTGTATTTAATGTTGTTGCAGGCGACGGTATTACGGTTAGTGCAGACGCAGTTTCCCTTGCAAGTTCTGTTGCTGGTAATGGCTTAACTCACACAAGTGGTGTTATAGATGTAGCTGGTACTGCCGACAGAATCACGGTTTCTGCGGACGCAATTGATATTGCCTCTACCTATGTAGGTCAGGCTTCAATTACTACTTTAGGTACTATTACTACAGGTACTTGGAACGGTACTGCAGTTGGAGAAGCTTATGGGGGTACTAACCAGACTTCATACACTCGTGGTGATATTCTATATGCGTCTGCTGACAATACTCTAGCAAAATTACCTATTGGTACTGATGGTCAAACACTTGTTAGTGATGGTACAGACTTTGCGTGGGCTTCCCTAGACGGCGGAGTTTTTTAAGAATACTTTATACTCCTGCGTATATACGCAACTGTTAAAGGAGGCGCCGTATGGCACAAACTATTAAACTGAAACGTTCCTCGGTAGCGGGGAACGTTCCAACTGCTGAGCAGTTGGCTTTAGGCGAAGTTGCTATCAACACATTTGATGGCAAAGTCTATATAAAGAAAGATAATGGCACTGCTTCCGTTGTTGAAGTAGGTGCCGGAGCAAGTGGGGCTACAAGTTTACTTGATTTAACAGATGTTAGTGGTGATGGCACCAACGGACAACTGTTAAGCACTGATGGTAATGGAACTTTTAGCTTTGTAAGCGTTGGTTCTGGCGGAGGAGTTGCCTATACTCGACAAGTTTACTCTGCTACGAATAATCAAACAATATTTGCAGCAACTTATGATCCCGGCTTTGTAGACGTATACTTAAACGGGGTTAAGCTTCTTCTTAGCTTAGATTATACTGCAACTAATGGTACTTCTATAACTCTGGCAGAAGGTTCTGCTACTGGAGATGTTCTAGAAATTATTTCCTATGGAGGAGTAGTTCTTGAGCAAGTACAATCTTTACAGTATACTAAGTATAGATATATTGCTACTGCATCTCAAACACTTTTTTCTGGAGGAGACTCCAACGGAAATACTCTAAGCTACGTAGATAACTTAGACGTATATTTAAACGGCACTCTTTTAGATCCTTCTCAGTATAATGCTACTAGTGGGTCTACTTTAATTTTAGCACAAGGTGCTAGTGCTGGAGATATTTTACAGATTCACACTTTTGGGTCTGAGGGAGTAGATTCCTTAACAGTAAACGGAGACTTTACTTTAGGAAATACTCAAGTTACCGCGAGCGGGGTCGAACTAAATCTTTTAGACTCTTTGTCTCGTGGTAGTATTATATATGGAAATTCTTCCTCTGAAACTTCAACGCTTTCAGTAGGTACAGAAGACCAAATTCTTAAGTCTGATGGCACAGACATATATTGGGGAGACCCCACAAGTACAAGGTTTCAAGAAAAAACAGCGAATGCCACACTCCAAGCGGGGGATAAGATCATTGTTGACACTAGCACCTCTTCTTTAACAATGACACTACCTGCTAGCCCTGTTTTAGGAGACGAAATAGCTATAATAGATGGATGGAACAATGCTGCAACAAACAATATAATTGTAGCAACTAATGGCGAAAAGATAGATGGCACAGCAGGAGATATGAATATTGACGTAAACGGAGCAGCCTTTAATATAGTTTACTATAATGCTTCAAGAGGATGGATATTTACTGAGAGATAATAATGTCACTTTATTCACAACAGAAATACACAGGAGTAAGTCAGGCAGGTTTCGCACTGAGCGTAGACGTACTAAGTACTGCTGATAGAATTATAAATGCTTCAAATACTGATACAGGTATTGATGGGGCTTTCTTAAACATATTTTTAAACAACATTGATGCAGGAAATGCAACAAGCGTATACTCTACATTAGCTGGATATACTGGAGGAAATGCAAATGGCCGATAGAATACAAATTAGACGAGATACTGCAGCAAACTGGGCCTCGGCAAATCCAGTCTTAGCAGTTGGTGAGCAAGGGTACGAAACTGATACCAGAAAAATGAAAATCGGTAATGGTTCTTCTACTTGGAATACTTTGTCATACTTTGCAGATACGTCTTCTGTAGATGCCGCAACTTTGGATGGCTTAGATTCAACTGATTTTGCTACTGCAGCTCAAGGCGCTTTGGCAGACTCTGCTATTCAGAGCGCAGATCTCGCTACTGTAGCTACTTCGGGCTCCTACAATGATTTGAGCGATCAGCCTTCTATTCCTTCAATTACTGGATTGGCAACAGAAACTTATGTTACTACAGCAGTAAGCAATCTCGTAGACACTGCACCTGCTGCACTCGACACTCTGAATGAACTCGCAGCAGCATTAGGCGATGACGCTGACTTCGCAGGAACAGTTACGACTTCTTTGGCAGCGAAAGCAAATACCGCAGACCTAGCAACTGTTGCGACTAGTGGCGCTTATAGCGATCTTACTGGTACTCCTACCATTCCATCTGCACTCACCGATCTCAGCATCACTGATGGTACAGCAGGTCAACTTCTTTCAGCAGATGGCGACGGAACGTATACATTTATCGATGCTGCTTCTGGCGGAGGCTCGGGAGGCACTGCTTCTTTTACTTCGACAACTGATCTTACTGCAGGAGACTTGGTAGCTCTATCTACTTCGGGCACAGTTTCAGGAATTACTACACAAGCTCAAACACTGCACTCTTCACCCGTTCAACCTTCAGGAGCCGCAACTAAACTATATGACAATGTAAGTGTTGCTAAAATATCCGATACAAAATATGTTTTAGCGTATAGAAACAATTCAGGATACCCTGTGGTTTATATTGCTACAGTAGGAGCTGATAACACTGTAACAACTGGAACACAGTATACGTTCTCCACCACTACCTCTAGCGAGGGCATTGATCTTTTTTGGAACCCTATCGATGAAATAGGTGTTGTGGTAAGCACTACAGCCAATCAAGTAAAATATCAGTATTTTACGGTTATAGGAAATGCAATATCCTATCAAGGCATTTCAGGCGCAGGACAGTATGCCAGAAAGCATCATGCTGTTTATAACTATGAAACGAACGAAATATGGGTAGCTTGGCTGGGGGAGAATTATTCAGCTAGGTATGGAGGATTGCACAAAGCAGTTTGGAATGGCTCTACTATATCTATTACTAACTACTCGCTTGGGTTTACTCTCAGGAATGAGAAATCCTATAGCATTAGAGCGCTTGCAGCTTGGGGTACAGATAAAGTAATCGGTGAGTGGTATGATGGGTATAATCCAATAAACCGTGATCTAGTTTTCAATACTAGCACGGAGACATGGACTGCCATAGCAACAAGTTCAAGTTCTCTACAAAAACTAGTATATAATTCAGATGCTAATATTGTAATTGGAATTAATTACTCTGATCATACCGCCTGGGTAGAGTATTCCGAATCTGGAGGAGTCGTAACAAAAGGATCTAATTTTCCAGTAACTTCAGATGTTGATGGAAATGCTATTACATGGGGCACTAATGATATTGTCGATGCTAGATTCATAAACGGTAAAACTTATATACTGTCTCAATCTGTTTATGAGCAAGCCTTTATGTATTCGCTAGAAAGAACTGCTCAAAATAACTATAATATAGAGTTAATATTTGATGAAGCGGTTTCAGGTTCTTATGACATGGGCAGAATGGCTCGTGACTCGTTTGCTACTTGTGGAAGCGGAATAGTTTATGTAGAGGGGTTATCTCTAAGAAAACTTGATTTTGCCGATCTATCAGTAACAAATATCGGAGATTTTATAGGCATTTCAACCGAAACTGTAACTGCAAATAATCCGGCAGTTATTTCGATAGTAGGGGGAATAAATACAAATCAGAGTGGATTAACTCCTAATTTAAAGTATTACGCTACTGCTGTAGGAGCTTTAACTACTACACTAACTGACTATCCTGTAGGAATAGCAACTTCTGCCACAGACTTACTAGTAACAGAATCTTATAATAGTACACAGAAAAAGACTGACCTACAACTAGCTACAGTAGCAACTACAGGCGCTTATAGCGATCTTACAGGTACTCCTACTGGCCTAGCAACAGAAACTTATGTTGACACAGCGGTAAGCAATCTTGTTGACACTGCTCCAGATGCACTTAATACACTAAATGAACTCGCAGCGTCTCTCAATGACGATGCTGACTTCGCGGGAACAGTAACAACATCACTTGCAGCGAAAGCTAACTCAGCAGACCTAGCAACTGTAGCAACTAGTGGTTCGTATACCGACCTAAGTGATCAGCCTACAGTCCCTTCAGATGTATCTGATCTTACAGATACTACATCTCTACTAGGAGGTGGAGGTGGTTCATTTGAAGCAGTAGCTTCTGGTTCGCTTTCTGATGGTAGTACAGTAGTATTGAATGCTGATGGTACTGTGAGTGTTGTTGCCGAAACTACGGTAATATTGGGCACAGAAAATATAGTCAATGACTTTAGATCCGATGCTTCGAGAAGTTTATATATTCCTAGCATAGGTAAAGTAATAATAATATACGGATACCCAATGACTGCTGTTGTTGGAACAGTCTCTGGTTCAAATATTTCTTTTGGTACTCCCACTCTATTAGATATAGCGAATATTAATGACGCACTACTTTTTGATCTTGCTTATGATGAAAGTCAAAGTAAACTAGTTGTAGTATATAGGTCCTCCTCTTATATTGTAGGTGTAAAACTAGGTTCTATTTCTGGAGATAGTATAAGTTTTGGATCTGAGACAGTTCTAAACTCTAGTAATGGTAGTCTAGTTCAAGCTGTTAGAGTTACTTATGATGCAAGTGTTGGCAAACCAGTTGTAGCATATGGTCACGGAGATCTAAAAGTAGTTGTATTAAGTATATCCGGAACAAGTGTAACTCTAGGCAGCACTACAACTGCTAGTACCTATAGTGCCAATATTCCCAGAGGCATGTATTTTGACTCTCTAAATAATAAAATAGTTATTATGTTTAGCGGGTCAGATGGCGGTTGGCAGTTTAGAGCCATAGTAGGGACTGTATCAGGTACAAGTATCTCTTTTGGAGCTATAACATCAATAAGTAATGCTAATACTTCGTGGAGCGCTAGTGTATTTGATACAAACTTAAATAAAGTTGTAGCTATATATCGAAATGACTCTAATTCTTATGGTGCTGCCAAAGTAGGTACAGTTTCAGGCACTAGCATATCTTTTGGGAATGAAATAGTATTTTTGTCGTCTGCTTTTTATCCTGTTGCTTCTCCAGGGACTTTTGACTCAGTTAATAATAAAATAGTATTTACAGGTCAAACTAGTACAGGCAGTCAAGTATTTTCGGGTACTATAAGCGGCTCAAGTATAACTTTTGATACTCCAGTAACTTTTACTGAAGCGTCAACAGTACATTCTATAGCGTTTGATACTATTGCTGAAAAAGTAGTTTTAGCTTATCGAGCTAGTGGGGATCTTTACTTAGGAGTAAGAACTTTTGACACGACTCCCTCACCTGCAACAAACCTCACAGCAGAAAACTACGCTGGTATTGCAGATGCAGCATATGCAGATGCTGCGACAGCTACAATTCAAACTGCGGGGTCGGTTGACGATGCTCAGTCTGGACTCACTCCAGGTCAAGCATACTATGTACAAGCCGATGGTACGCTAGGGCTCACTCCAGATACTCCAAGAGTGTTCGCAGGTGTCGCAGCAAGTGCAACTAAGCTATTGATTGGCAAGGAAGGCCCTGCAGTGGATCTCAGCAGTTATGCAAGTACATCTTATGTTGACACAGCGGTAAGCAATCTCGTTGATACTGCTCCAGAAGCACTCAACACACTGAATGAACTTGCAGCGTCTCTCAATGACGATGCTGACTTCGCAGGAACAGTAACAACATCACTTTCAACTAAACTCGGCACAGATAGTGTCATCGACGGAGGAACCGTATAATGAAAACAATTATTGAAAACGCAACTAACCTATCAAAGTATGTATTTGAAGACGATGCAGCAGTAACTTTTACTGCTACAAACATTGAAACTCCTAACTTTATTGTGGCAGATCTTAACAGCGAGAACGCAACAATGGTCGAAGGCGTAACAATTCCAGAAGATTGGGCAGGTAATAAATATACGTATGCAGATGGAGCATTTGCTCTCAACCCCGATTGGACGGATCCTTCAACAGAAGAAGAGTAATAGGAAAAAATCATGGCGAACACCATACAGCATAAAAGAGGTACAGCAGCAGAATGGACTTCCGCAGACCCTACGCTGGCTGCGGGAGAGTTCGGCTATGAAACTGATACTGGCAAATTAAAACTTGGCGACGGCTCAACTGCTTGGAGTGCTTTAGGTTACTTTGAAGCTGCTGAAGCCGTTGCTGCGGGGTCTCATTTTCCGGGAGAGAATTACGGGTATGCTTCTGGAGGTTGGTTTCTTCCTCCAAATGTTTATACAAATACAATTCAAAAATTTTCTTTTACCACAGACGCTAATAGCACTGATGTGGGAGATTTAACCGTTGCGAGGGGGTTTGTCTCAGGACAATCTTCAGATGCAAACGGATATACTTCTGGAGGAAGTAACCCTACTAAGCTTAATACAATAGACAAGTTTTCTTTTGCAGCAGATGGAAATGCTACTGATGTTGGAGACTTAGCCCTAGCTGTAAACAGCACTGTAGGTCAATCTTCCACTACTAATGGGTATTCTTCGGGAGGATCTACTCCAACATACGTAAATACAATAGAAAAATTTTCTTTTGCAGCAGATGGAAATGCTACAGATGTTGGAGACTTACTATCTATAAAAATAAATGGTGCAGGACAATCCTCTACTGAAAATGGATATACTTCTGGAGGCTTTAACCCTGTAGGAAGATTAAATACAATAGAAAAATTTTCTTTTGCAGCAGATGGAAATGCTACTGATGTTGGAGATTTGACTGCAGGTATAGACGAGCCTTCAGGTCAGTCTTCTTCTGAAAGCGGATATGCTTCTGGAGGGACTACTGGACCGGTTAATATAAATACTATACAAAAGTTTCCTTTTGCAGCAGATGGAAACGCTACAGATGTTGGAGATTTAAGTATAGCACAACGATCTTCTAGTGGTCAATCCTCCACTAGTAATGGCTATACTGCAGGAGGTACAACCGATGTTATTGAGCTTAATAATATTCAAAAGTTTTCTTTTGTGTCGGATGGAAATGCTACAGATTCTGCGGACTTATTGGGCACAATAAGATCCACAACAGGCCAACAATACTAGGAAAAAATCATGGCGAATACAATACAACATAAAAGAGGTACAGAAGCGGAGTGGACTGCCGCAGATCCGACGCTGGCAGCAGGGCAAGTAGGCGTTGAAACTGACACAGGTAAATTTAAGATAGGCAATGGATCCGACGCTTGGAGTGCTTTAGGTTACTTTGCACCCGCTGCAGCACCGGCGGTATTTTCTCCAGCATTAGCATTTACACTTGATAATCCAAATGCTTATGATACAAGTGCGATGGATTATTTTGGTTGGTCAGTGTCTGTATCAGGTAACTACGCTATCGTAGGTGCTTATGGTGAAGGCGATGCAGGTGGTACTCAATCAGGTAAAGCATATATCTACAATGTCACTACTGGTGCTTTACTACATACATTGAATAATCCAACTGCTTATGGTACAAGTGCAAGTGACCAATTTAGCCGAGCAGTAGCGATATCAGGCAACTACGCTATTGTAGGTGCTCCCCAGGAAGACGATGCTGGCGGTACTGGCTCAGGTAAAGCATATATCTTCAATGTTACTACTGGTGCATTAGTACATACATTAGATAATCCAAATGCTTATAGTACAAGTCAGAGTGACCAATTTGGAAATTCAGTAGCTATATCAGGCAACTACGCTATCGTAAATGCCAATGCTGAAGACGATGCTGGCGGTACTGGCTCAGGTAAAGCATATATCTTCAATGTTACTACTGGTGCATTAGTCAGTACAATTGATAATCCAAATGCTTATAGTACAAGTCTGAATGATTATCTTGCTGCTGCATCTATATCAGGCGACTACGCTATCCTCGGCTCTGCTTCAGAAGACGATGCTGGAGGCCTTAGCTCAGGTAAAGCATATATATTCAATGTTACTACTGGTTCATTAGTTCATACATTGAATAACCCAAATGCTTATGGTACAAGTGCGGGAGATAGATTCGGTATTTCTACTGCCATAGATGGTGACTACGCTATCGTAGGTGCTGAGAGTGAAGACGATGCTAGTGGTACTGAATCAGGTAAAGCATACATCTTCAATGTTACTACTGGAGCATTATTACATACATTAGATAATCCAAATGCTTATGGTACAAGTCAGACTGACAATTTTGGTTACTCAGTAGCGATATCAGGCAACTACGCTATCGTAGGCGCTTATAAAGAAGACGATGCTGGTGGTACTACTTCAGGTAAAGCATATATCTTCAATGTCACTACAGGTGCTTTAGTATATACAATTGATAATCCAAATCCTTATGGTACAAGTGATGATGAGTACTTTAGCCAATCAGTATCTATATCAAATAACTATGCTATTGTCGGTGCTTATGGTGAAGACGATGCTGGTGGTATTATTTCAGGCAAAGCATACATCTACAGTTTATACGCTTAATAGGAAAAAATCATGGCAAATACAATACAATTAAAGAGAGGACTGGCAGCAGACCTAACCGCTGCAGATCCGACGCTAGCGATAGGAGAATTTGCCTATGAAACTGACACGGGCAAGTTTAAGGTCGGTGACGGTTCCACAGCTTGGAGTGCTCTAAGTTATTTCGAAGCTGCTGAAGCCGTTGCTGCTGATGCATTTCAAGGTAGCAGCTTTGGGTATTCTTCTGCAGGCCGAGAAGGAGCTCCAACATCTTATGCTCTTTCTAATGTTATTCAAAAGTACTCCTTTACAGCAGATGCAAATGCTACTGATGTAGGGGATCTTACAGCAGCAAAACATGAAACTTCGGGACAAACTTCTCCTACTAATGGCTATGTAGCAGGAGGGTCGACTCCTTCAAGAACTAATGTTATAGAAAAGTTTCCCTTTGCAGCAGATGCAAATGCTACCGATGTAGGTGATTTAATAACTACTATGAACTATTTAGCGGGGCAATCTTCTCTTGAATATGGGTACGCATCAGGAGGATTCTCTCCTCCTAGAAGCAATATTATTCAAAAGTTTTCTTTTGCAGCAGATGCAAATGCTACTGACGTAGGAAATTTGATCAACTTCGTTGAGAATGGAGTAGGTCAAAACTCTACTGAAAATGGATATCATAGTGGAGGGGAGGCCCCAGGGAGATCAAATGTTATTCAAAAGTTTCCTTTTGCAGCAGATGAAAATGCTACTGATGTAGCAGATTTACTGAGTATCGTTTCTGTTGGTGCCGGTCAAAGTTCTAGTGAAAACGGATATTACTCAGGAGGACTCGCTAGTCCTTCTTTGACCAATACTATTCAAAAGTTCCCCTTTGCAGCAGATGCAAATGCTACTGATGTAGGAGATTTAGCGAACGCGGTTAAAAACAATGCAGGAACTTCTTCCACAGAGAGTGGCTATTCTCATGGAGGATTTTTAAATCCTACTCATCAAAATATTATAGAAAAGTTTTCTTTTTCTTCTGATGCAAATGCCACGGACGTAGGAGATCTTTTACTTCCATTAAAAGCTCCAGTAGGACAGCAAAACTAGGAAAAAATATTACTTGACTTTTTTGTTTTCATATTATATAATAACAACACTAGCAAAAATAAATTCACTAGATAAAAGGCAGGACAATGTCAGACGATACAAAAGAACTAGCGATATTTGAAGAAATTCGCAAAGATATTACACTTACAGACGGTAGTGAGTATAAGGTACCAGTAGCAGCAGTATTTGGTCGAGGTACTCTCGCAAAGACAGAAAGCTTTGGGGGCAGAAGTCTAGCTGAAAATTCTCAGTTAGTAGATACCGCACTTCAAAATACTCAAGAGCTGCAAAATATATGGAATCGTAGTCATACTGAGTGGACGTGGAAGCATATTAATTTATCTTACCACAGTCCTCTTAAGAATATGCGACAAATTGCTGCAGAAGTAACAAGCAAAAAGAATGCACTGAATGAAGCTAAATGGCGACAAGTAAAGAATGAAGTGAAAATTCGTAAACTTGAAGAGAAACTTAGTGATCCAAACTTAGAATATTGGGACGAAGTCGAAGGAAAAGTAAAACTTGCTCAACTTCGAGAAGGTATGGCAGAGGGTTCGCTCTATATTGAAGGTGCAATGAAAGATGTACTAGCTCTTAATGAATTATATGAGCAGTTAAAAAGCAAGGTTTCGGACTTTTCAGAAGAAGATGTAGAAAAAGAAGAATCTAAATCACACTTAAAGAGAAGTCTAGTTCAGTGTATTCGAGATGTTCGCCAAAGCGGAAATATTACAAAAGGCGAACAAGAATATATGGAACAGATTGGTGTAAACCCTGGAAAGATTCAGCGTATGATTCGTGAATACGTAGCGGAAGAAGCTGTTTCCGAGAGTTGGGATACGAATGGCTTGCATGACTTCGTAGATCATGTTGTCTCTAACCTAATTGACAACTGTAAAGTTGATGAAGCTAAGATGAATCGCATGGGCTTCAAACATGAGTATACGCAGGGTTTGGGGTATGATAAGAAAGTTGCACAATTAGAGAAAAAGGAAGACTAAATTGACAGCAATTGCGGATTATTTTGAAAAAAATCGATATGTATACTTGTCAAATGTCATAGATGAACAAACTTGCAAAAACTTAACAGACAGAATGTTTGGACTGCACAGAGCCGGAAATCTAGAAAAAGATCCTCAATGTCCTTTATCTGACTCAGTATACGGCGATCCGGTATTTGATAAACTATTAGAAGAATTGACAGAAACTTTATCGAAGCAGTTGGGAGTTAGTCTAGACCCCGCTTATACTTATGCAAGAATTTACAGGCCGGGAGAAGTGCTAGAAAGGCATTCAGACCGCCCATCATGTGAAATCTCAGGAACAATGACTCTGGGATTTGAGCCTAATACTAGTGTTTGGCCTATATACTTTGCAAAAGATGAGGAAGATTTAGTAGGATTACCTTTGCTTATAAATACGGGTGATCTAGTGATGTACCGAGGAAATGAACTTCCTCATTGGAGGCCTCCCTTTAAAGGAGTTTGGCAAGTTCAAGTATTTTTTCACTATGTAGATAAGAACGGGCCTTATAAAGATCATAAGTTTGACGGTAGAAAACAATTAGGAAGTAAAAAAGAAGCCGCTAGCTCGGGTAATAAAATATTTACTCAACCTAACGGATATATGATATCTAAATGTGACTCTATCTCACCAGGGCCAATAACTTTTCATACCGGCTTTAACCCCGCTATGACTTTTACTGAGGAAGAATGTAGAAAAATAATAGCATTATCAGACACTTTATACTCTAGTAAAGCTACTGTAGGATCCGAAAATGACGGTAAATTAGACACCTCTGTTCGTTCCGTAAATAAGTTTGAAATAGCACTAGAGGACACTTCCAATCATTGGATATTTGATAGAATAGGTAAAGCGGTTGCAGAAGCAAATGCTAACTATTTTAAGTTTGATTTATTGGGTATGATTCATGGAATCGAACTCTTACAGTACAAAGCCGAAGAAAATGGCCATTATGATTGGCACGTAGATATAGGCCCAGAAACTGCATCTAGCCGTAAAATTTCTGTCTCTATTCCTTTAACTAATAGAGACGGGTACTTGGGTGGCGAGCTAGAATTAAATAATGGTACGCTAATAAAGTGTATTGACGAGCAAGGATCTATAACAATGTTTCCTAGTTACATGCTTCATAGAGTGTCTCCTGTTACATACGGAGAGCGATGGGTAATGGTAATTTGGATACATGGTTCAGGTCGTTTTAAATAGGAGAACCTAATGGTTTTAGTAGAGTATAAGTTACATAAAGTAAGCAAGAATGGAAAAAAAGCTCCTGAGTTTATTATGGATGGAGGGCATTGGCTTTCCCCTATTGATAATACTATGGTAGGCTTGGTAGAGGCAGAAGCTGATAGAGACTATTATATTCCTGATAGCATTGTTACTTTATCAAAAGAAGAGTTTTTAGCGCGTCAAGCAGCTATTCATGCTGCATTTCCCATGGTTTCTATGGACGATGAGATGAATGAGACAACTCTAACGGATGCTCAAGTAGCCGAGCAAGCAGGTTCATGGTACGATTCTTTCGTAGTATAAATCGTAGAGATAAAAAATGAGTAACGCCAGAAATTTAGCAGATAGCGCACAAGTTATTAATATACTAGATGGTATTACTGCAAGTACTGCGGAACTTAACCATACGGATGGAGTTACTAGTGCTATACAGACTCAATTAGATGCAAAACAAGAGTATGACTTAAATTTAACTAGTTTTGTTACTACTTTTACTCTTCCTACTAGTGATGATACCGCGAATAAAGTATTGAGCACAGATGGAAATGGTAACCTATCTTTTATAAATGTAACAACTGATAGAGTTATTGATGGCGGAGGTGCGTAGCATTACTTAGCCCAATAAAAAGCCCTCACTTGGAGGGCTTTTTATTACTTAAAGATATCTTGCCAGTTTCCTGTAGTACTCGCTCTTGAGTACTCAGTAGCTCGATTCTCAAAGAAGTTAGTGTGTTCAACCCCGTTGAGCATATAATCCAACCACTCAAGAGGATTCTTTTCACTATTGAAAATCTTCTTCATGCCTAGACCTAGTAACCTTCGATCTGCAATATAACGAATATAATCCTTTACCTCCTGCGGGGTTAGATCGGGTACATCTGCACCTTCAAAACAAAGGTCAATAAACGCATCTTCTAGCTCTACAGTTCGCTCAGCAGCGCAATAGATTTCATATTTTAGCTCGTCTGTCCATAGTTCTGGGTTTTCCTGAATAAAAGTACGGAACAATTGGCTCATACCTTCTACATGCAGACTTTCATCTCGAATAGACCAAGTAACAATCTGACCCATACCTTTCATAAGGTTGTGACGAGGAAAGTTAAGAAGAATCGCAAAACTACTAAAGAGTTGCACTCCCTCTGTAAAGCCTGAGTAAATAGCCATAGTTTTTGCTATGTCCATTTTTGTACTCATACCAAAGTTTGAAAGATGCTCATGCTTATCTAACATCTCTTTGTGTTCATAAAACTTTTGATATTCAGACTCATCAAATCCTAGTGTTTCGAGAAGTAATGAGTATGCTTCTTGATGTACGGCTTCCATTGCCGCAAATGCAGACAGCATCATACGTACTTCAGGCTGCTTAAATGTAGGCAAATAGTGCTTTGCATAGCCACAACATACGTCTACATCTGCTTGAGTAAAGAATCGAAAGATTTGATTTACAAGTCGTCGATTCTCTGGAGACAGCTTTTCGCGATAGTCTTTTAGATCGTCTGCCAAATTCACCTCATCTGGTAGCCAATGCATATGTTGTTGAGACTTATAGTGCTCAAAAGCCCATGGATAATTAAAAGGCTTATAGTATTCTCTTTCTTCTAATAAATTGCTCATTCTACCCCTCACACGCTAAACAAGCGTTCTCATCGATTGAATCGAATATATACTGCCTTAGTGCCTCTACTGATACGTTTTCAGCTCTTTTTACTGCCTCACTTCGCAGATAATAAAGAGTCTTTACTTTTTGTTTCCAAGCCATCATGTGTACTGCATGAAGCTCTTGCTTCGACACGTTTCCAGGAAAGAATACATTGAGAGATTGACTCTGACAAATGTACTTTTGCCTATCTGCTGCCATATCAATTACCCATCGCTGGTCTATTTCTACAGCAGTCTTAAACACGTCTTTTGTGTAATCATCTAGAAACTCCAAATGTTGTACACTTCCTCCATTTGTAAGAATACTCTTCCAAACTTCCTCATCATTCATTCCTATCTCATCTAGATGATGCTCTAGGTATTCGTTTTTGAGTAGTGACGATCCTGTTTTAGTTTTCTGCGTAAACGCATTAGCGCGGTAGGGCTCAATGCTAGGACTAGTATTACCACAAATGATACTGCTAGAAGCATTAGGAGCGATAGCCAATAAATGAGCATTGCGAATACCATAACCAATTCCGTCCGGACAGTCTCCACGCTCTTTCGCAAGAAGTCGAGTAGCATTTTCTGCCTCCGATTTAATATACTTAAACATTCTCATGTTAGCACTCTTTGCAAGAGCACTTTCAAAAGGAATGTTTTGCCTTTGTAGATACGCATGAAAGCCCATCGCTCCTAGACCAATACTTCTTTCTCTAAAGGCACTAAACTTTGCTTTTTCTAGCTCATCAGGTGCTTTCTCAATAAAATGATCTAGCACATTGTCTAGCATTCTTACTAAGTCTGGAATAAATTGGGCGTTATCTTTCCACTCGTCATATTCTTCCAGATTTACACTTGACAAACAACATACGGCAGTACGATCTTCATCCGTTGCAAGTGTAATCTCAGAGCAAAGATTAGATTGACGCGCCTTTAATCCCAGTTCTTTTTGGAACTCTGGTAACGCATCTTGAACAGTATCGCCAAACATAATGTAAGGCTCTCCCGTTTCAACACGATTTTGGATAAGTTTTACCCAAAGTGCTTTTGCTGATACTGTTTTAGTAACACGTTTGCTGTGCGGGTCAACCAAATCCCACGAATCATCAAAGCCTTCAATTCGTGTAGCATTTTCGATAATTTCCATAAATTTATCACTAATCACCACGCCGTGATGTAGATTGATAGACTTACGGTTAATATCTCCGCCTGTAGGCTTACGAACATCCAAGAATTCTTCAATCTCTGGGTGTCCAATATCAAGGTAGGCGGCATAGCTTCCACGTCGAGTAACGCCCTGAGAGAACGCTAGCATCTCTGCATCTACTACTTTTAGAAACGGTATCACTCCCGTACTTTCGGAGCCATTGCTCGTTTTCGAGCCTACACTCCTGACCCCGTCCCAGCTTCCACCAATGCCCCCGCCTACTGACGAAAGAAAAGCATTTTCAGTGTAGTGAGATGTAATACCAGTTCTGCTGTCGTCCACGTAGTTAAGAAAGCAACTAATAGGTAGTCCACGGCTTGTTCCTCCGTTACTTAAAATAGGTGTAGAAAACATAAACCACAACTTGCTAGCGTAGTCATAGAGTCTTTGTGCGTGTGCTTCGTCATCTGCAAAAGTTTTAGCAGCGCGAGCAAAAGCATCTTGTGGCGAGATCTCCCCATCTACCATGTACCTATCTTCTAAAGTTTTTATACTAAACTCAGATAAGTAGTTATCTCGTCTATAATTTATATCAATCTTCATTAATCAAATTTCCGCTCTATATCTGATACGTTATCAGACCCTATTGCATCATCACAATATGTTAATAAGTCCATTAATTGATAGTTTGTTAGTAATTGCTCTCCACTATCATTCAATGCTTGTATATGTTTATATCTACTATCTATAGGAAGCGAGTTGTAGATATCCATTGCATCCCCGTACTCGCGAATTAAATCTACAGCTCGCTTTGGTCCAATGCCTGGAATACCTGCAACATTATCTCCCTTATCTCCAGTAAGACACTTGAGAGATATATACTCTTCTCTGCTTACATCATAATGCTCGTGCCAGTTCTCCAACGTAACTTCTTTTCTAGTTACGTAAGAGAATCGAGCAACTCTTTCATCAATAAGCAAATCCCAGTCTCGGTCACTGGAAATAAGCCATACGTCTCCAAGCCCGTAGCGCTTACGATTTTTTACTAAGTGAGCCGCAAGATCGTCTGCCTCAACTCCATCATATCGTAGAACAGGAAACAAGTCTCCTAGTGCTTCCAGAGAGTTTTCGTACTCTTCAAAAAAGTCTAGAAATGCTTGCTTTTCCTCTTCGGTTTGATCTGCGTACTTATCTTTTCGGTTTTGCTTATACTCGGGAGAGATCTCTTTACGATAGGATGAAGATCCTTTATCTGCGGCAATAATTATATTACTACAATCGTAAGACCTTGCCAGAGACTCAACTGTTCTAACATAGTCATCACAGAAATCCGTTCTTCCTTGATGCTTCCATCTGAAAGCTAAGTTTAGAGCATCGACTATGAGAGTAGCGTTTCTGCCTGACCCTGTTATTTTGTCTGAAAAATTAAATGCCATCTAGTATGTTCCTAAAAATTCTATTTCTTCTTGTTCTAACCATTCTTCAGCTATTATTATATAACAATTTAACCAAGAAATAAAGAAATATTTTAAGCATTTCTCCGGTTTAATTCGAGTAACAACAAATATCTTAGACCTATTATACTTGAAGAATAGCATAGGTTCTTGTCCGCCATTCTCTGCTTGCAGTTCTACTTTAGTCCACCACCTAATCAGATTGTTTGTTTTTTCTGCAGTAAACATTTTATCTGTTAAAGGAGAGTCTGAGTAGTTTTTTACTTCTATGCAGAACTTGTTCTTTTCATTAGGGACATATAAATCCCCTTTTAAGTATTCGAGAGCCCCCGAAGCGGGTACTCTCTCAAACTTAAGACCTGTATACTCGCGAAGCATATCTCTGACGAGATACTCTCCACGAGCACCTTTTGCTCTTGAATCAACCATATTATTTTTCTAGTACGCTTATACTGCCTTTCTTAGCAATCTCTATCTTTTCTAGCAGAGGGTGAGTCCAGCCATGACTTACTACATAAGTATTTAGCTCTTCTTCTCCTAGCAATACTTCTACTAGTTTTTCTCTGCCTGAATCGTCTAGTACATTGATTACTTCATCCAGGAATAGTATGTTAAGTTTGGACTTAGATATACTACTCATTAGCTTTCGAATAGCTAGAAGAGTCGCAGTATTAACTCTTGCCAGCTCACCGCTCGATAAAGCTAGTATATCAATAATATTTCCATTATCTGTTACTTGTACATTTA